GACATACTAACAACTATCGTAGCGGTCTTGAGAAAGAGATCGCTGCGTGGCTCAAGCAGAAGAAACAACCCTTCAGGTACGAGGAAGTGAAGGTTGAGTGGGAGGATCTAAAGTATCGTACCTACACCCCGGACTTCATACTTAAGAATGGTATCATCATTGAGAGCAAGGGCATCTTTGATAATGCTGACAGGCGCAAACATCGTGAGATTAAGCGGCAGCATCCAGAGTTAGACATACGTTTTGTATTCAGTAATGCTAACGCTAAGCTTTACAAAGGCGCAAAGTCTAGGTATTGCGATTGGTGTACCAAGTATGGATTCCAGTGGTCGCATCGTGTGATACCTGAATCTTGGTTAGCAGAAGCTGGGGAAGAGATTACTCTAGATAGAGTAGCCCTTAAAACTAAAAGGAAAGATACGGATGGCTAGATGGAACTTGGAAAATCTTGCACATGCAGACAGGCCAATCGCTACAGAACACAAGTACGATCCCGTAGACCGCCCAGCGCATTACAACATGGGTGGTGTAGAATGTATCGACTACATTAAGCAGGTGCTAGGGTTAGATGGGTTCATCGCTTACTGCCACGGTAACATGATCAAGTATCAGCACAGGTATCGCTATAAGAATAATCCAGTAGAGGATATGAAGAAGGCAGAGTGGTACTTGAGTAGACTCAATGAGGCATTAAAGGAGAAGCACAAATGATCAATGAAACAGACATTGAAGCTATGCAGCCAAAGATGCCTCACGAGAAAGTAGCGGAGTTCATTGCTGCATTTAATGGATCACTTGACCCTCGCTTGTGGGTTAAGCTTATTGATGAAGAGCTTGAAGAGTTCATGGCTGAGAGCTACGGCACACCCGATCACCTGAAAGAGTTGTGTGACTTGCTGTATGTATCAACAGGCTTAGCACTCACAGCCCCCGAACACATTGGTATGCTACTGCGTGACTCAGAGCGTGACGTTATCCTAAAGCAACAGGCCACGGTAAGCCGTACACTAGGCAGCGGACTAGAGTATTATGGTGAGGCTGTATTCATAGAAGCCTTCTCACGTGTACACGATAGCAACATGTCTAAGCTAGACAATGCAGGTAATCCTGTGCTAAGGGAGGACGGGAAAGTAATTAAGGGTCCTAACTATAAGAAGCCAGACCTTACAGACCTGACAGGAAAGGCCGCATGAAGTTCCATGTACACATGACATTAGAGATAGACGAGGAGGATAACATTCTTCCCGTATCGGAGGACATGTATGAAGAGGTAGTAACTGAATTAGTTCAAGACATTATCTACGACATAGATGGCGCACAGATTAAACACATAGAGGTAAAACAAAGATGAGCAACCAACTACCAACAGACTACCAGTCATTCATCCACAAGTCACGTTATGCTAAGTACCGTGAAGGTCAAGGCCGTGAGTCATGGGATGATACAGTTACACGTTTCTCTGTTAACGTGATCCGGGACATGGTTGACCCTGATACTAAGTACCAGCTAGAGCAAGCCATCATGGGCCTTGAGGTCATGCCATCCATGCGTTCACTCATGACAGCTGGTGCTGCTGCTGAACGTGACAATACATGTATGTACAACTGCAGCTACCTAGCCGTAGATGACCTTAAGTCCTTCGATGAGGCTATGTTTATCCTCCTCTGTGGTACTGGTGTCGGCTTCAGTGTTGAACGTCAGTCCATCACTAAGCTCCCTGAAGTCCCTGAGTTGTTCCAGAGTGAGACTAACATCGTCGTCAAGGACAGCAAGGAAGGTTGGGCCAAAGCTTTCCGTCAAGTTATTGCACTCCTGTATAGTGGTGAGATTCCTACGTGGGATGTGTCTAAGGTACGTCCAGCTGGTGCTCCACTCAAGACATTCGGTGGTCGTGCCTCTGGCCCAGCGCCCTTGGTAGATCTGTTTAACTTCACTATCAACACATTCAAGAAGGCTGCTGGTCGTAAGCTGTCCTCTGTTGAGTGTCACGATATCATGTGTAAGATTGGTGAGGTAGTAGTCGTTGGTGGTGTACGCCGCAGTGCTATGATCTCCCTGTCTAACCTTTCTGATGACCGTATGCGTTCAGCTAAGAGTGGTGCATGGTGGGAGAACAACCCACAACGTGCCTTGGCTAACAACTCTGTGTCCTACACTGAGAAGCCTGACAACCTGTCCTTCATGAAAGAGTGGATGTCTCTGGTCGAATCAGGTTCAGGTGAACGTGGTATCTTTAATCGTCAGGCATCTAAGAAACAGGCAGCTATGAATGGTCGTCGTGATGCTGACTACGAGTTTGGGACTAACCCATGCTCAGAGATTATCCTCCGTCCAAGCCAGTTCTGTAACCTAACAGAGTGTGTAGTACGAGCAACTGATAACATTGACACACTGTCTGAGAAGGTACGTCTAGCTACGATCTTAGGTACGATCCAGTCCACCTACGTTAAGTTCCCGTACCTGCGTAAGCAATGGATAGACAACACGTCTGAAGAACGTCTACTCGGTGTGTCCCTTACAGGTATCATGGACAACCCCCTGATGACCCTCAAGAACAAAGGATTGGATAAGACCCTTGCTCACCTTAAAGAGGTTGCAGTTGCTACCAATGCTGAGTGGGCTGCTAAACTTGGTATTCCTGTTGCTGCTGCTATTACTTGTGTCAAGCCATCAGGCACGGTATCCCAGCTGGTTGACAGTGCCTCTGGAATCCATGCCCGTCACTCACCCTACTATATCCGCACCGTTAGAGGTGACAACAAAGACCCTCTCACCCAGTTTATGAAGGATCAAGGTATCCCTAGTGAGCCTGACGCCTTCAAGCCTGACCAGACTACCGTGTTTAGCTTCCCACAGAAGGCCCCTAAAGGCGCTGTGTGTACTAAGGATATGACTGCTATCGAACAGCTAGAGATGTGGCTCATGTACCAGCGTAACTGGTGTGAGCATAAACCATCTGTGACCATCAATGTTAAGTCAGAGGAGTGGCTAGAGGTAGGAGCCTTCGTGTACAAACACTTTGATGAGATGTCAGGTGTTTCATTCCTACCGTTCAATGAGCACACGTACCAGCAAGCACCCTATCAGGACTGTGGTAAGCACGACTATGAGATTCTTAAGTCTTGTATGCCTAAACGTATTGACTGGTCTAAGCTTTCAGAGTATGAGAATGAAGACAACACATCAGGTAGTCAGACGTTAGCCTGTTCTGGTGACTCATGTGAAATTGTAGACTTAACCTAGCTTACTCTATGGCGTAAAGATCATAAACTTACGGTATGACGTAAACATCATAAGGAACAAAAAAACTGATGTACATCATTATCACACGCAATCAGTGTAACTTCTGTGACTCAGCGAAGGCCCTCTTAAAGGGGGCCAACCTGGCTTACTCTGAATACAACGTACAGTCAGACAGCAGCAAGTGGGTCTTGACATTGTTGAAGCAAGCAGAGCATACTACAGTACCGCAGATCTTCAACAGCAAGGGTTCACACATCGGAGGTTACACTGAATTAGCTCAACTCTTGACACACAACGATAACGAAGTGTAACACTAACACCACCCCTAGCTCAACTGGATAGAGCAGCTGACTTCTAATCAGCAGGTTGCAGGTTCGAGTCCTGCGGGGTGGGCCAACACAAGGATGTTCTATGCAGCTAGATTTGTTTGAAGGCGCTGAATCTTCAATTAGAGAAGGTGAAAGCAGGGTCTGCATAAAGTGCGAAAGAGAGCTTCCCATAGAAAGCTTTAGGTGGAGAGGTAATGAAGGGTTTAGGAGAACCGAATGCAGTTCCTGTTTAACGAAATTAAGTAGAGACAGAATAGCATTACATAATAAAGTACCTAAACCTTCTTCAGGACACTGTTGCCCTATATGTGAAAAGACAAAAGAAGAGGCCTCTAAGACTTTTAGGTTAGGGAAAGGAAAGAAAAGAGCTACTTTTGTACTTGATCATGATCATGCAACAGGGGAGTTTAGAGGTTGGCTATGCGATAAATGTAATAGAGGCCTAGGTGCTTTTAATGACGACGTAAAGCTACTTAAAAAGGCAAGGGACTACTTAAATGGATAGCCTAGAACCACCAAAGAAGCAGACACGCACTCGCCGTAAGACTAACTACAAGGGTGCTTCATCTAAGCCTACATCAGGCATCATACCACGTACTGACAAGCAGGGGGAGCTAATAGACGCTATCAAGTCTAGCTCTCAGGTACTTATCCTTGGCCCTGCAGGTACAGGTAAGACATACGTTACTGCTACCTGTGCCGCTGACCTGTACATACTCAAAGAGATTGACAAGATCATCATCACTCGCCCTCACGTAGCTGTAGGTAAGGACATTGGGTTTCTTCCCGGTACACTAGAAGAGAAAGCCCAGCCATGGGCATTGCCTGTGTTAGACGTTCTAGTGAAACACTTAGGTAGAGGTGCGGTAGATACAGCATTAAAGAATGGTAACATTGAAGTTGCTACCTTAGCACTAATGCGGGGGCGTAGCTTTGATGATGCTTTCATTATTGTTGATGAAGCTCAGAACGTAGAAGTGTCAGAGATTAAGATGCTGTTGACTCGTGTAGGCGAAGGCAGTACTATTGTACTTAATGGTGACATTCAGCAGTCTGACTTAAAGGGTACCTCTGGTTTAGCTAAGGTTATCCACCTAGCAAAGAAACACATGTTGAACATACCAGTAATTGAGTTTGGTGTGGAGGACATTGTGCGAAGTGGTATCTGTGCTGAGTGGGTCAAGGTGTTTATGAAAGAAGGTATGTAACACTATGAAACTAGAAAAAGAAGCCGAAGCCTTCAGTGAAGGTAAAAGGACACAGTTCAACAAAGACCTACAAGAATACATTCAACCCCTTGTTAAATACTTAGATGACAATCTGCATAACACTAAAGAGCTAGATGACATTAAGTATCACTTGTTAGTAGTAAAGCTTATCTGCAGGCACAGTTCAGAAATACATGGTATCAAATAAAAAAGGCGGGGTGTAATGCCCCGCCCTTACTTTATCTACTCTAGCTGAAGGTCTAGGTAATCAATGTAGTCCATGAAGTAGTTTAACTCCCTGACTGACATATCCCTAACACCTCCGCCATCAAAGCCAAAGCCCTCTCGCATAGCCCCAATAGCCATTTCACGTTGAGCCTTGTTGCCTGTACGGCCTGCTGTCCTTCTCAGGCTAAGTATCTCTGACTCACTGTCACCACCTCCGACAGACATGTAGTCACGAATCTCTCTGCGTACACGAGTCAGCCTTTCGTTAAGCATGAGCTTTCTTACACGAGAGT